ATGAAGACCATATTCAATCTTATAAATATCCTGGAGTTTTCGCACTTAAAAGGCCAACATGGGAAGTAAACCCTACTCGTAAGATTGATGATTTTAAAATTGCTTTTATGACAGATCTTGGCGATGCTATGATGCGTTTTGCCTGTGTTCCAACATTTGCGTCTGATGCATTCTTTAAACAAGCAGACAAAGTAAGAGCATGTATGACATTAAGAAATCCATTAGATTTATTTAGAAGATTTGAAGAAAATTTTAAGCCAGATCCAGAAAAAGTTTATTATGTTCACGCTGACCTTGCACAAAAACACGATAAGTGTGCGATTGCAATTGCACATGTTGAAAAATGGGTAAATGTTCAAGTAATTAAAGATTATGAACAAATATCTCCAATAGTTGTTGTAGATGCCGTTGCGTGGTGGGAGCCTAAAGTAGAGGGTCCAGTTAACCTATCTGAAGTAAAACAATGGATACAAAATTTAAGAAGGGTTGGCTTTAATATAGGCCTAGTAACATTTGACCGATGGCAATCATTTGATATTCAAAACGAATTGCAGGCGGTGGGTATAAAAACAGAAACAGTATCAGTAGCCAAAAAACATTATGAAGATATGGCGATGTTGGTATATGAACAAAGACTTGCAATGCCTGCAATTGAGTTATTGTTTGAAGAACTTACTGAATTAAAAATAATGAAAAATGATAGGGTGGACCATCCTCGTAAAAAATCTAAGGACCTCGCAGACGCTGTATGTGGTTCTATTTTTGGTGCTATTTCTCATACACCCAGAGATCAAAACCTTGAAGTTGAGGTTCATACTTATCGTGGACAGCCCCGTAGAGTTGACACGCTCCCTGAGAACGTGATACAATATAAACCTATTCCGAAAGAAGTCGAAGACTATTTGGGTAGATTTAATTTACTATAAAAAAACAAAATGAATAAAAAGGAGAAAAAATGAATTCATTTAAGAAAATCGCTCTAGCCATGGTTGCAGCCATGACTACCGCAACAATCGTAGCAACACCTGCAAGTGCTGCTGTAATGACAGTCGCTGTATCTCTTGATTCTGTAGCAAACACTACAGCAAGTTCAATTGCTACACCTGCTGCATTGCCAGTACCTGCAGATAATACAGTAGATGCTGCAGATGCTCTAAAGTTTGTCGCAACTGTTGACACAGGAACAGCCGTTACTGTTACAACAACAAACGCAACAATTGTCTCTGCTCTACATGCAACTGCTGCACCAGTAACAGCATCGTCAGGATCTTCATCTTTGACAATCGCAACTGGTACAGGTACAACCGCAACGTTTTATGTATATACTAAAACGACAGCAATTGGTTCTGTTGTAATTGCAAATCAGGGAACAACCCTAACATATTATGTACAAGGAACAGCAGGAAAGATTAATAATCTAACTGTTACTGCTCCAGCAACTGGTGCTGCTGGAACAAAGCAGGATATTCTAGTTACAGCAACTGACGTATTCGGAAACAAGGTTTCTGGAAAGTCAATTACTGCAACTGTGTTTGGCGCAACAGCCACACTTGATTCTGCAACAGCGACAACTGGTGCAACTTTGTCAGATTTTGGTGTAGCAACATTCAAGGCAACCCTTCCAACAACTGGAACACGTTCTTTGGTAATGTTTGCTCCAACAACTGCTGGAGATGCAAATTCTGCTGACGTTGTAGGTCTAACAGCACGTACACTTGCTCCATTCTCAGAGATCGCAGTTCGTGATCTAGTGTCAGAGTTGGCTGCTGAAAAGACAGCAAAAGATGCAGCACTTGCTGCAAAGGCTGCTGCAGACAAGGCTCTTGCTGATGCACTAGCAAAGGCCACAGCAGACACAGTTGCTGCTAAGGCTGCTGCTGATGCCGATAAGGCTGCTGCTGTAAAGGCAGAGGCTGATAAGGCTGCTGCTGCTGCTAAGATTGCTGCCGATGCACTTGCTGCTAAGGATGCAGAAATTGCAAAGTTGAAGGCAGACAATGCTACTGCTCTTGCTGCAATTAAGAAGGCATTCAATGACCTTGCTAAGAAGTGGAACGCAAAGAATCCAAAGGCAAAGGTTAAGTACGTTAAGTAATTAATACTTAAAAAGATTTGGGAGTCAGGAAACTGGCTCCCTTTTCTTTTGTAATAAAATGGTATAATCCTGTCATAAGCATATGCTTCTGGAGGAAGGAAGATTAAGAATAACTTATTTAGAATAGTTTTAACAACATTCTTAGCATTTGGATGGCTACTTTCTGGGTCATCAGAAGCAAGCGAAGATCCATTGGTTGTAGCATATGAAGATTTACAACAATTAAATATAGATATTAATAATTTGACAAATAAGGCATCTACTCAAGCCTTAATAGATATAGCAGAAGAAAAGTATGATGAGGCTATACAAGCAAAAGACAATAAAGATGGTGCAATTGAGGCATACGATAATGCAGTTGTAGCAGAAAATATAGCAGTTGAAGAATTAAATCTTGCACAATCAACGGTAGACGGACAAACTGTAACTGTAGATATAGCACTTACAGATAAAGATAATGCCCTACAAGATAAAAATAATGCACAAGACATGCTAGATATAGCAAACATTAACTTACAAACAGCACAGTCAACAATAAATAATTCTGGAAATCAGGGATGGCAGTTTACCGCATACTATTTAAATAGGCTTGGTAACTACGCCATTGCAGGAGCATCCTATTGCTCTGGAGTATTGACACAGGCATATCAGGGTATGCCAATATGTGGCAGATATGAAAATATGTATGTAGTTTATTCTGGAAAAATAACAGCACCAGAAGGTGTAAACCAAATATCATTTGCAGGATATACAGACGATGGTTTTAGAATGTATGTGGATGATCAATTAGTAATTGAGCAATGGGTGGATCAGGGTTCTACCTGGAGTCCATTTTATTATCATACCTTTACCCCAGAAGATAGAGTTATAGATGTGGTATTTCATTATTTTAATGGTGGAGGACCAGGAGTATTTCATGTTGGCTGGGGGCATAGCGGAATGTGGACTGGTGTTTCTCCTTCCGCAATGTCCTATGGTCAAGCAGCAACACAACAACAAATAAATGAATATAATCAGGCAGTATCAGAACAACAGGCAGCACAGGAAAACTATAATGAAATGCTTTCTATATATAATAATAAATTATCTTATTATAATAATCAAGTTCAAAACCTAATAAGCCTAACACAAAATCTAACAACAAAGCAACAAAACCTAACAAATGCTCAGTCAAACCTAACAACTTCATTACAAAATAAAGAAAATGCAATTGAAGAATATGATCAAGCAATACTAGAATTACAAAGTGCAATTATTGATGCAAGAGAAGAATATGAAAAGCAATGGCAATTTGAAGAAAATCAAAGAATCGCTGCTGCTATTGCTTCTGCATTAGCCAATCAACCACAGCCTGAACCAACTCCAAGTCCGATAGAGTCGACAAAGCCATCGCCAACACCAGAGCCAATAGTAGATCCTTCACCAGAGCCTACCCCTGAGCCATCGCCTGAGCAAACCAAACCAGACGAACCCACTCCTTCTCCAAGTCCTGAAATAACTGATGAGGTAAAGCCAGAACCAAGTCCTGAGCCAACGCCCACTCCTGAGCCTTCGCCAGAGCCTTCACCTCAGCAAACGGATATAGATCCAGAGCCAACCCCTGAACCAGAGCCAACTCCTGCTGAACCTTCTGAAGAACCATCACCAGATAATGATAACATTGAAACTTTAATTCCAGAAAGGGGTCAGGGGACATCAGAAGATCTTTCAAGAGTAATCGCAAATCTTACAAGCAAAGATAATGTTATTGTTAAGTTGAGTCCAGAACAAATGGTTGCCGTTGGACAAACCCTATCTGCTTTATCTACAGAGGCAAAGGTAGAAGTAGCATCAAGTCTCGGTGTTAAGGTAGATGACATAAAAGTTCTTGCAGAGGCAGCCAAGGATAACCCTGCTGTGGCTGCTGCTATTGTTTCATTTGAAGCAAAGGCTGCAGAAAATGCTGAAGCACCTATGCCCTACACAATCGCAGATGCTATTACTGAGGCTGCTGCAGAGTTGTTTTTGGAAGATCCCCTTGCAGTTTTTGCGACGGTAGATTTAGAAGCATTATCTGACCCATCACAATGGGGTAAAGATATGACAGATGATCAAAGAGAAAAGGCACAAGAAGTTATAGTTCCTGTGATTTTAGTGTCAAATATAGTAGCCTCTGTGGCATCTGTAATAAGGAGGATATAATACGAACATGGATAAACTTAAAACTATTTTATCTAAAATAAAAATATCAAAGGTTAAAATACCTAAAATAAAGGTTCCTAAGATATCTATACCCAGACCCAAGGTAAACCTTGACAAGATTAAGCCGTATTTTTTAAAGGCTATGCCAATCATTGGCAAGGTCTTAAAAGCCTCTATAAAGGGCTTAAAGGGCCTTATAGGGTGGTTTGGGAAGGCAGTTAAGGAGAGTATTGCTCAGGTATGGACACTACTAGGATTTTTTATTGCATGGCTAACCTTAACTGGAACTGCTCAACAGATTGTGGGAATGGCTACAGTAGCAGCAACTATTTTGTGGCTCATAACAATCCCATTACGAGAAGAAAAAGAATAATAAAAAAGGATATAATGTTAGCATGAGGTTGCGTAATATTTTTTTATCGTGTATACTTGTATTAAGTCTAAGTGGCTGTGGATACGATGGTCATTATCGTTATCCATGCCAAGACCCAAACAATTGGGAAAAAGCAGAGTGTAACCCACCAATATGTGAGGCTACAGGACAATGCACCAAAGATCTGATAGGAAAACAAGATGAGTAAAAAACAAAGGCTAACACCACAAGACCTTGATGCACGACTTAAGTTTATTTTAGGTTGCACATTGGGGGCAATTTTATTGTTTACATCTCTAGGAATTTTATATGCTCTTATATTTGTGACTCAGCCAGTTGGGGCGCAATCAGAAAATGATAAGATGTTTTTTAATGTATTAGGATCTGTTGCAACTTTTATTACAGGAACTTTAGCAGGGTTGTTGATTGGGCAATCTGGGGCTAAAGATATTATGCAAGCACAGGTAGACAATAAGAGGGTAGACTCAGAAATTAGAATGGCAGAAGAAAAATTAGACGCAGAACTTGATGAAGTTAGAGCAAGACTTGCCTCAAAGCCAGATGGAGCGATGCCAGCAGAGCAACCTGTAGATGAAGAATGGGATAAATAATTATGAAAGATGAATTTCCAGTACCACCACTAACCGATAAAGCACCAGAAGGAACTGCTGCAAGATTGATACAAATTGCTAAATCACAGGTTGGTTATATTGAAGGTCCTAAAGATAATGAGACAAAATATGGCGCATATACAAAAGCCAACTTTCAGCCATGGTGTGGAAGTTTTGTAAACTGGTGTGCTAACGAAGCAGGAGTAAAGATTCCAAATACAGTCTATACTCCTTCTGGCGCAGCAGCATTTAAAAAGAAAAATGCATGGATTGATGGAGATTTGGCAGATCCAGAACCAGGAGATATTGCTTATTTTGACTTCCCATCAGATGGTGTCGATAGGATTAGTCACGTAGGCATTGTTATTGAAGACAATGAAGACGGAACCGTTTGGTGTATTGAAGGTAATACAACTGGCGACGGTAAAAAGGGTAGCCAAAGAAATGGTGGAGAAGCCTGCAAAAAACTTCGTGCATTTAAGAAAAACAAAAAGGGCGTACAAATATCTATTGTAGGTTTTGGTCGTCCTAAATTTAAAGGCGCTGGTAAAATATCAGAGCCAACCACAGAATCTAATAAGACTGATAATACTAAACCAACAAAAACAAAAATTTGTCCAACATGTGGACAAAATATGCCTAAAGGATTGACAGGCGGAGGCAGTTCTGGTAAACTAGTTCAATAGCACAGAAGGGCTTTTGATGACTTGTATAGCGGTAGTCCGTGATAAAGTAAATAATAAAATTTGGATGGCTGGAGACAGAGGCGTATCCGATGATAATACTATAAATGTATGCTCAAGTTCTAAGATATGGAAAAAAGAAGGATATTTATTTGGGTATGCTGGCTCTATGGATGGCGATAGGTTAAAGCATCTATTTGTTCCCCCAACATTTGATGGCAGGGGCAGCATAGACAAATTTATGTATAGTAAATTCCTTAAAGCACTTAGAAAATTTTATGAGGAGTGGTGGGTTGATACCTCATCGTCATCAGATTTTGGCATGCTGATTTGTGTCAGAGGTAAAATATATGAACATAATGCAGGAGATATGTCTTTAACACAATATGATCAAGACTATTTAGCAATGGGTTCTGGTGGGGATTTAGCATTAGGCTCTTTATATTCAACACAAAAGCAAAAGGATGCAAGGAAAAGAGCAGTTTTAGCAGTTAATGCTGCCCTTGCACACTCTATGTCTTGTAAAGGTCCTATTGACATTCTAAGCATTTAGAGGTATACTAAGTATATGAATCATACGGGTATGGAAGACTTGTCTCAAGACGAGCAAGAGTTTGGTATTTGGTTGCAAAACGGTATTGAAAGAGGATGGATAAGTAATCCTTATTGTCACACGCACGACGGTGGCTATGAATACATGAGTGAAGAAGAATTGTCAGAGTGGGAAGATGGCGGAGACCCATGTGAGCATGTAGTTAGGATTTTTATATAATGAAAAAACTTTTTGTTTTAGCAATTGCATTATTACTATTTCCTGTAAATGCTCATGCCACTGGAAATATAGTTGATGCTACTGGAAATATTTTTCTTGCTCCATTAAGATATCAAGAATTAAATACAAAATATGAAGATTGGGAAAATCCACCATGTGGAGCATCGCTCATTACCCCACAAATTGCAGTAACTGCTGCACACTGTGTTCTTTATGTTGGACAGGGCACTGGCTTTAAGAGCGGAGAGGTTTGGGTTCAAGAGCCTGGCAAGAATAAATCCAACCAATCTGCAAATAGGGCTAAAGTTACTAAAATTATTTATCCAAAAGATCTATCTGCAAATCAGTGGAAGGTGCCATACCATGATATTGCATTTTTAATTTTGTCTAAACCATTGGTTGATAAAGTTCAGTTTGAAGTGGCAACTCTTGAAGAGGTTAGGTCATTAATTGATAACTCCTCAACATTATATGGATATGGTCATTTTTTCGGAGATCTTTCGGCATTAGAGTCATGGAGAACAAGTTCTAATAAGTTTCCTCATGCTGATCCAAGAAGAGGTACTGTGACGGCTGTTAAAGATGGTCCACATAATAAAGATATTTGGATAGGATTTCCATATACAATATATTATAAGGTGCCACCATGCCGTGGTAATCATGGTTCTGGGACGCCAATTACTGCAATGATTGATGGTAAGGAAAAATTAGTTGGTATTGAGGGGTCGTCTTCTGGATGGTCTTGCGATAGTAATCCTTACTCTAATATTGTACGGGCTATGGTTGTGGCTAATTATTTAGAATTAATTAAAGATATTGTTGATAGCACAAAGACAAATAGCGTTGCATCAGAAATTAAAAAAGAGACTACAATTATAAAAACAAATAAAGAAAAAATTGTTTTTGTTTGTCAAAACAAAAAAGGCAATCAAATAACATCATACAGGTATAGTATAAATAATATTAAATGTCCTAGAGGTTATTATTTAGTTAAATAACTATGGTCTGTGGCGCAATGGCAGCGCAATCGGCTGTTAACCGATGGGTTGTAGGTTCGAATCCTACCAGACCAGCAAGGTCCGTTAGTTCAGTTGGTTAGAACGCTACCCTGTCACGGTAGAGGTCACGAGTTCAAGTCTCGTACGGATCGCTTTGGCACTATCGTCTATCGGTTAGGACATCGCCCTTTCACGGCGGAAAGACGGGTTCGATTCCCGTTAGTGCTACGCCTTCGTAACTCAGTGGTAGAGTATCCGCCTTGTAAGCGGAAAGTCGTCAGTTCAATCCTGACCGAAGGCTCTGGTATAATGGAAAACATATGCGTATATTAGGTATTAATGAAACAACACATGATGCATCTATAACATTAATTGATGATGCAAAGATAATTTTTGCTGGGCATGCTGAAA